CAAGTTCGCGCCAAGATTACGCGTAATATCTCTGCTAGACGCATCGATCATGTTTTGTGCCATTGGCGAATTAGCCAAAGCATTGCCCATGTTAAAACCACCGTTGGGATTTTGTAGCAAATTGCCAAACGCAGCTATACGTGTGCCATAGTCTTTAGTGGCGTCGTAGTTGTTGGCGGCTCCGCCCATTGTGTTTTGCACTTGGCTCAACACGTTGTTGGCTAATGAACCTGCTTGGTTGTAATAAGCTTGGTTCATTGGGTCGAGGCCAGCGTATGTTTGCCCACCGTAGACCGGATTTTGCATAAAGTTTTGTATTTGGCCGCCAAGATAACCTTGTATCGGGCCTAGCGCGTTTTTATATTGGTCGAAAGCAGCTTGTGCAATTGGGTCGGTTGCTTGTGTAACCTTAGTTTTGCCGCCGAATAAGCTTCCCATTATTTATTTCTCCATACCCATAGTTCTTTGCCGTCTTCGAGTGTTTCTTGGTAGGCAAAGCCAAAGATTTTGATAAATTTTTTGTGTTTCTTGTCTTTGGGATCGTGCAAAGCATGGATCGGTCCGCCGTGAGCGGTAGTAACTAAATGCCATCCTGATTGGAGCATTTGTTTGACAAGTTTCGACCATTTAGTGTGAACGACACAGTGTGCAAAAGTGCCTTTGCCGACAAAATGTTCAAAATATATTGTGTAACACCATCGCTGAGCTACAGGGACTTTAAATGTGTGCATTACAAGCCTCCTGCAGTTAACCTCGCATCTATTTCGTCTAGAATTTCGTTAATGCGTGACAGCGAAAGTTCGATTTTTTTAAGCTCTTCATCGATATAAAAGACAAGAGCATCTGGATCGCCTGGTGGTACCTGACGAACATACGGTTCTTTATTAGTTGTGTAAGACATTAGCGCCCCGAAATTACTTCAAGATCAAAATCTGCTGCACTAAATGAAAAATATTCGCCTGTTGGCTCTTCTATTCTGTATGCCAGCAGCCGTCCTGCAGCTTTGCTGTCAACTTTGTGGTCTGCATTTGGCACAAAGCTGTAATTTGTCACGTAAGTTGGGCTATCGTCGTAAGGATAATCAGTAAAACCTAGTCTTATTGTTAGAGGCGCAGTACCTGAAAGCGTAATAAGCTGAGGTATTAGCGACACAAGCTGTTTATATGATCTAATTGGTGCTTGCGTTTCATCTAAATCTAGTCCGCGACGTTCAACAAAGGCTGTTCGCAGTGTTTCAGAGTCAGCAGTCGTGTTCATAAGGCCAGTAACTAGCATGTCATTGGCGTAGACACGGCCAGCAGTGATGCCATTTGCGTCATCTCGTGCACTTACAAAAGCAGAAATTCTAGGACTTGTGTCTTGGAAACTGTTGTAAGTGTTGGAAGTGAGTGTGTAGTTTGACGATTGAGTATTATAGGTTGTGTTAGACAACGATACGTTTGATACAGCTGCACCTACAGCGTTTGGCAAATCTACAAACGACCATGTTTTGGTCTTTAAATTATAGACAGCGGCGCGGTTGCAATAATTAGTATTGGTAAAGCCAACAGTTGACTCGTCCGACACATAACAAAAGTAAACCAGGTCGTGGATCTCGTCCAAATGAACAAAGAACTTTTCTTTTGAGTCACGATTCATGTCTCGATAAATACGATCTTTGACACGGCCAATGGCTATTGACTGCGACGTAATACCGTTGTGCATGTAGATGTCCGTGTCACCAAACACATAGTGCTCTTTACCTGTGCTAACTACACAGTTTTGATTTATGACACCGTCTCTATCTGAAAACTTTCTAAACGAGAAAACGAACTCAGAGCCTGTAAATTCCATAATTGCCGACTCTGTAGTCGAATAAATTATGAATGCGTTGTTTAGTGGCAGACCGTCCACAATTGGTGTCTTAAAGTTTGCAAGAATTGTGGAGCCAGCACTGTTAGACGACGAAGGAGTCCAAACAACGCCAGAAGCTGGATCTGCACGATATTGAATTACGTCAGTCCACTTGACCATTGTGTCGTAAACGATACCGCTTTGCGTAACGTTAAGCGCAATAATAAAGTCTTTAAAACCACGCATACTTGCAGCGCGGTCAGCAGAAGGCCAGTCGCCAACCGACATCAAACTATAATCTGACGCAGATACTGCATCACGAATATATGGCTCTGTCGTCTTTCTGCATATTACAGACAGGCCTGCGACTTCAGTATGAGTATATGGTGTGTAGTCAGATCCTGATGTAATAGCACCTGATGGAGTTACATCATCAGCGACACCATTATTATAAGTCACAACTGTGTTGTCGTGGTGCGCTACACCTAGCACCGCACTGTCGTTAGGATCGTTGTAGTTGAATGCTGTTATAAGCCCTGTTTCTTGAGCTACTTGCGCATTTTGGTTAAATAAGAATTTGAATACAGGTGCGCGCATAACGCGGTTTTCATTAAAGACAACATTTGTTGCGTCATTAAATGCGTTTGGCGGTAAATCATGGGGATCTACGTCGGTAACAACACCATGTTGACCTACGTTTCGTAACGGCATATTTACCATGACTCACACCTTTATTTGAAATCTAATAGCTGCTGCCTGTTTTGTTCGTTAGCTCGCACCATTTCATTTCTAAAGCTTTCGACTGCAGCACCAGTTGATCTTGACTGCTGCGCATTTTCTATAAGCAAAAGAGGCATCCAAGCCATAGCGCAACCCCACTCTTCTGTAGGCTCGCCAGTGTTTGGATTTGTTCCTTGAAGCTTCATAAACCACGAGCAGTCAAATTGTCTGCAAGGGTTAAAGCTGTCCAAAGGACAATTCTGTTTAACTTCTAATTTCATGATTAGTCCTTAGAGCAGATAATCACGTCGACATACTGAACGGACATATCAATGTTCGATCCTGTAAATGTACTAGCAACTGCTAGAGATCCTGCGCTATGGTCGTGAGCTTGATTACCACCTTGGATACGGTATTGAATCCAGTCAACGTGGTGTGCTTGGTAGTTAAAGTTAGCGTAGTTATCCGACAGCGAACCACCCGGTGTACTTGGTTTAAAGTACCAGTTATTCGGCAGTTGTGCGTTAGTCAACGTTGTACCGCCGACACTACCTGAAACTGTGTTGGCAATTGTACCTGCTACTGATTGAGCCGCAAAAGCGCTGGTGAATGCAACAGAGCCGCCTGTAGAAGCAGTGCCTGAAACAACACGCAAAGCTTTGTCGTCTTCTGTTGTAATTTTAGTCCAACCAGTCGGTGCTGCTGTCTGTTGAAACAGCATGCGAGTCCCTGATGGAATAGTGTCAATTGCCTCGAGTGCGGCAATACGAGCATCGAAGCCATTTAGTGTGGCTTGGTCGACAGTAATTGCGCCTGTGACGTTTGGAAAGGTAGCAAGAAGCGTTGCTTTAATTAGGCGTAGGTGATCGTCTGCTTGCGCTACGGTGTCCGTGGCCGTTGGGTTTGTAGATACTAAACTATCTATATAAGTACCTGATTCTAATGCCATTTCTGGAACTCCGTAAATTTTGTTGGGGTGCAAAGCAGCAAGGAACTACAAACAACAACAATCCCCAACTTTTCTAAAGTCAAAAAACGATAATCATTTATTTATTAAAAACGAAAAAGGGAACCTAATTATTCAGTAAAATCAATAACTTATGATGACGAATAATATTATGTGATTAGATATATTATCTAATTAAATTCGATTTCGATTTGGATATTATTTGTGGGCTAAAACGTTTTTAAGAAAATATAAACTTCGAACGCAAATTTGTGAGCTTTATGGACAAACGACATTGGAGAATTGTAATGACATTCGACATTTCAAAGAACATGATGATCAACAACAATGATGAATACTATGTTCAAATCGAAACACAATTTTTGACTGATGAATCGATTGAAGACACAAAATATTATGATGTTCGTGTTGAAACAAAAGACAGTTTGACATCACTTATTTGTGGTGACATCACAAATTTGAGTGAATACATTATCGATTTTGATCTTGGCGATTTGATTGAAGACAATGGTTTCGACTCAAGAAATTAAGACGCTTAATTGCGTCTTTTTTTTCGTTAAAGTTCGAACGCAAATTTGACCGCTTTATGGACAACAAAACATGGAGCGAATTATGCCAAAATTTATCGAAGTTCGTAATGACGTTTTTGCTACTGGTTCAGTTGCTTGTGACTTCAA